ATTTTACAAAGCGAGTTAGACAAACTCGAAAGACAAGAAGGACAGACTCAACCAGTTGAATTTATTACTTACGGAACAACTGCCGTTTCATCGGCATAAAAGGAACAAACATTATGGCATCAGAATATCGAGGTTTAGGACTAAATGGAGGCGAGTACATTAATGATACTGCTGCGCACGCAGGTAAATTCTTTGCAGTTCTTGCAACAGAAGACACAGTCATTGCAAGTATTACAAGTAACATAGAAAACTTGTCTGACATAACCAACGCACAGGATGGAACTACTCTATCTGCAAATACTGCGATTTATGGAAACATAAGTTCTATAACACTTACAAGTGGTGCAGTCATAGCGTACAACATTTAATGGCACTTACACTCGATCTTAATCTTAGCGTAGGACGCGCTGGCACAGGAAGTGGAACTCCACCCTTTGGGCCAAACCTTGTACTACAAACACAGTTAGGTGCATTCATGCAGACCGAGGATGGATTTTTTTTAGAATTTGAACTTTAACAAAATAAGAAAATGGCGAATAAAAAGATAACCGCATTACCTGCGTTAGGGGCAACACCTGCAACAAATGATGTATTACCCATCGTGGATGTAAGTGGAACTGCAACAACTAAAAAAGTAACAGTTGCCAACCTGGTAGCGGCCGCCCCTGTCCAATCAGTTGCCGGACGAACGGGAACAGTTACAGTTGATGCTGGTGATCTTACAGACGGAGATTTCGGAGGCACTGCCATCCTTGGATTCGATGCGACTCTTAACGATCAAACAGGTACTGCATATACGATTGTAGCGGGTGATGCTGGTAAGGTAATTACTTGTAATAACGGATCGGCAGTAACAGTAACAGTACCAGCAAGTCTAGGTGCTGGGTTTACCTGTTCAGTCGTTCAAAAGGGAGCGGGTCAAGTTACATTTTCTGCAAGTTCAACCACCATTAACAATCGCCAAACGCACACGAAGATTGCTGGTCAACATGGAGTCGCTACTTTAGTTTCCACTGCGACTGATGTGTTCGTATTAGCTGGAGATACTGCTTCCTAACGATGCCAATTTGTTTGCCAAGTTTTGCGGGGGTTACTCAGCCAGCTAGTGGTGGTGGTGAATATAATATATTATCAGGATCATTTGATGGCACAGATGACTATTTAACCACTAACGAATCTAACCTAGCAACATCAGGTGATTGCACAATTTCTTTATGGTTTAATAGTGCTTCGTTGCCTGGTAATGGTGCGTATGATTATATGTTTAGTCTCACGGATTCCCGTGCAGCAGGCAAGGATCGAGCTATAGGAATAAGAGGGACAGGAAGTGATGCACAAATAGTCGCAAACACCTACGCTTCGGGTTGGAATCTTCCCTTCACTAACACATCAATTTCTGCAAGCACATGGTATCATGTCGCGGTTGTTTTTACTTCGGGATCAGCCCAGGTTTATTTTAATGGAGCAGACAAAGGTTCAAAGAGTGTAGCGACAAACACAATAGCCTACACCCAAACAGTTATTGGAGGTATGCTATACTCACCTGCAAACTCATTTAATGGTAAGATAGATGAAGTTAGTGTTTTCCACTCCGCATTATCCTCAACCAATATAACTGCAATTTACAATAGCGGAGTACCAGCAGACATATCTACATTGAGTCCAAAAGGATGGTGGAGAAATGGCGATGGCACAGGTGACACGGACTCAGGTGGAGGTGCTCCAGCGAATACAGATACTGTTGGTACTGTTGCAAATCAAGGGTCAGTTAATACAGGGTCGGGTGAAGGTAATATGACAGGAACAAACGGCCCAACCTTTTCAACCGATGTACCACCGACTTTATTCTCAAATTACAGCGTAAGCTTTGATGAAACTGATGACTTTGTCTCCTTTGGGACTATTAATTCTTTAAGTTCAGCGTCTGCATATTCTGTTTCGGTTTGGTATAAGAAATTAAATGCTAATAAAGAAGGAATGATTCTTGGGGCAGGTAATGGAAATCACGGATTTTACATTCAACATTACTATGACAATAAAATTTATATAGGTTTTGGGTCAACTTTCGCTAGTGTTTCAGCAATCAGCGACACCAATTGGCATCACATTGTTTATTCTTATGGCTCAAGTTCACATAAACTCTATTGGGATGGAAATGATATGAGTTTAGGAGGCACACCGCCATCGTCAACACATTCTACTTTAGGAGATACTTTTTATTTAGGGAAATGGAATACATACGCACCGCATTTTGGTGGTGAGATAGATGAAGTGTCTATTTTCGACTCTGCATTAACTGCATCTAATGTAACATCAATCTACAACAGTGGAGTACCCAACGATATATCTGCTTTGAATCCTGTAAATTGGTGGAGAATGGGAGATAATGACGGAGGTACAGGCACTACTATTACAGACCAAGGAAGCGGAGGTAATGACGGTACACTTACAAACGGACCAACCTTTTCATCCACAGTACCATCTTAAAATTATGAGCAGAAAATATGTAATAATTAATTCGGACGAAGTTGACTCCGTTGATTTTAGCCAAGTGGATGAGACGAGTGCAGACACAGTTAGATACTCAGTCGATGGCACAAAGACATTCGTTAAGTTTGACACCGACACAACACCCTCATTCTTGGATGGCAAAACGCAATACACCCACTCAGAAATACTTACCATTCTAGCGACTGACGAGTGGACTCCTGACGAACCTCCTGGCGAATGATTTACACCGCCATAATAGTATTGGCGATATGCCTCACCGGGTGCAATTTTCGCTCCGTCTACCCAACCCTTGGCGGTATAGCTGGAGGTGGAGTAGGTAGTCTAGGTGGCCCAGGTACTGCGGCATTAGGTGCTGGTGCTGGTGTCCTAGCTGGTGAAGCATTAAAGAACAAAGATGCCCTCATTGAAGCAGAAGAAAAGCTCGATTTACTTACACACGGAGATGTGAGCGAGCTTGTTGCAAAGGGCATGGAGAGTCACAAGTCAGGCTTTGATGCATTCACATCGTACATAAAAAAGATTCTTATCGGAGCGGCAATCCTCCTTGGTGGCTACCTCGCCATACCAATCTTCGTAGCAAAAAGAACTGCCCGTCAGTGTTCCCAAACCGAAGCAATTAAACATCAGACCCGCGCACCATTTCCTGTTAAACCACCCTCCCGAAATGAGAAATCTTGAATTATTAAAAGACAAGTTCATGGACATGTCGAAGAAAGCTAAAATGATAACCATATTTGCCGGACTTGTCGTTGGCATAATCATATTGGATTGCTTGTTCTAATGGTAGATCGTACCGCAATTTTAGGAATGAGTGGGACAGTTGCCACTTTTGGTCTCGCACACCTCGATGATTTATTTGGATGCATTGCGGGTGTTATCACTATTGTTTACATGGGTAGAAAACTCTACCTAGAAATTAAGAACAAGTGAATGGCACGTTATCGCACATCAGGTAGATTAGATGACCAAGTTCTTACAGACGGAGATCGTGGATTTCGTGGCATTGATTCATACCAAGAAGCAACAAGTTTAGAACCGGGCTTCGTACAGACAAGCGAGAACATGCGCTTGATTGGTGATCTTGCAGAGGTACGCAAGGGTATAGATTTTCTAGCTGGTAGTGTCACACTTACTTACAACGGATCAGATGAGCGTGTATTTGCCAGCACATTGTTCAGCGACCCAGCAACAGGCACAGAGTTTGTAGTGGTTGCAACCAAGTCAAAAGCAATCATTTGGAATGATGCAAACAACTCTGGTATCAACATCGATTATCCTGGTGGTGAAGTAGTGGCAGAAGCAGATGGGGCGAGCTTTGTACAGTCACTTGAGAAGCTAATTTTATTTCGTGGTAAAAATAAAACACCACTTGAATGGGATGGAGACTTTAGCAGTCCTACTGACTTTGTAGTCAAAGCAAATGGAAGCCCAGGTGCTGGACGCATACAATGTCCAAACACAGATTATGGTGTATTCTTTCGCAATCGCTTAATCATTCCACAACCCACAGATAGTAACTATTCCATTATCATGTCTGATTTACTAGACACCGATAATTACTACGCTGCTGACTCACAATTTAGAATCAATAAAGGAAGTGCAGATTTTCTTGTAGGCTTTTTTCCATACCAGGAAGATCAGTTAATCGTGTTTATGCGTAATAGCATTCATATGATAAATAACATTGCGACAACCTCCGCAGCTAACACATATGAGATTACAAGACAGCATGGTTGTGTGGCACGTAAATCAATTGCACAGTCTGGGCCACAAACATTCTTCCTATCAGATAATGGGGTCATCGTCTTGTCACCTGGCACAGACCCTGCCAAGGGACTTGGAGTAGCTATAAGTAAAGTAAGTGGCGAAACCATACCCATGACCAGACCTATACAGGATCAGTTTGATGAGGTTAACTTCGCAGCAGCAGATACTGCATGTGGTATCGTGTATGATAACGCTTACTATCTTGCAGTACCCACAGGTAGTTCAATAGTACCTAACAAGATTTTCGTGTTCAACCTACTTACAAGCACCTGGACTAGTGTTGATTCCTACCCAGCAATGTCAGGTAGCTTGGCATTTCATGTAGATGACTTTGTGATTTGCTCGCATGGATCTGCACCAACAAGACGTAGGTTATTTGCATGTAATGATACCGGGTTTTATCTCATGGAAGAAAACTCCATTGATGATAGTGGTCGCAAAATAGGCAGTACATCTGAGTCCGGCACAACTGCAATTGCAGGCAAGCTTGTCACACGTTCATTCACCTTTGGAGATATCAATGTAAAGAGTTGGAAGCGTGGACAGTTGGGTGCAAACACAGTGAATGCAGATGCATTTAATATCAAGGTCAACACGCTAGACCCAGACTCAAGCACCACAGTATTAAGCCATACCGCAGACGGCACAGAAGAAGCACTCTTCCGCTTTGGTACGGGTCGTACCCGTGGGTATGGTGCAGAAGTAGAAATCAATGTAACCGCAGGCAGACCAAGCTTTAGACATGTTAGTCTGGAAGCAATTGGGGTAGGGGCAGCTGCAAGAAGGGAAGTTGCATAGATGGCAATTACCGCAACAGTTACACGAGGATTTACATTTGCCACAGGCGTGGATGTAACCGCTGCGTCACTTAACCAACTTGGTGAACCAACAGTTGCAATTAGTGAAGGAAATGTAAACATCACAGGAGGCACGATAAGTGGTCTATCCTCACCCATTGCCATTGCAGATGGAGGCACAGGAAGTGCAAATGCAGGGGCAGCAAGGACTGCACTTGGACTAGGCACAATAGCCACACAAGCGAGCAATGCAGTTGCTTTAACAGGTGGCACGATAAGTGGCACAATAATGACACTAAAATCATATGCAGTAAGTGGCGTGCCTTCCGCATCTCCAGCCGGGCAAATGATTTACGTAACCGATGGAAACGCAGGTGCAGCCACAGTCGCAGTAAGCGATGGATCTGCATGGAAAGTGGTCGCATTAGGAGCGACAATTAGTACATGAATATACTAGAACGAGCAAAGGAATTTTACGACTCAACCAAGGGCGATATGTTCAAGGATTTAAGTGCGTATGCAGCCTATGGCTATGTATTCAT